AGCCTCTTCATCAGAAATCAAGCCTAAAGATAGCAGCTCAAGCACCCGACTCTGCTCCATTGCCTTATACGCCTCAAGCTCTCCCTGCGGACGCAAATCCAAATCCGCATACTTGAACTCCACGTACACGTCATTCCCTTGCAAGCGTGCCGCTTGAGTCAGGGCGCGGCTATACAACACATTCAACTTCGTGCGAATAATATTCGCATTCTTCATGAACAGCATCGTACTGGTAGTGGCAGCCGTACCAGTGGAATCACGACCCAAAACAGCAGGCAAGGTCTTCGCCCCAGCTGCAAGTTTTGACTCAATCAACTTCTGCACCGTCTCCATCGTTTTAGCTACGTTACCGCCATTAGAATCAGCATTCATGCTGCTGTATTCGACGTTATCGAAACTAACAAGAGCGTCTTCCGGTTGCAAGTTGCCCAACACTTGCGTAATCTGGTCTATCAGATTATTGAACAACTCGCCCATCTTTTCAGGATCGGAGGCTATCTCAGGCGGTGCTGTATTACGCACCTTGTCTTCCACAATCTTCGCCACAAACCTAGGCTGCAAAGCTCTTGCCATCGCCTTACGCAAATCATTCATGAACTGGCTATCAGCAATACACGCCTGAATAGCTGGCTCAATATACGAACTGCTATACGGTGTCAGCAAATCTTGGTCAATGCTGAGATAGAAAAACGTAGGTATATCTAAACGCTTTTCTTCACCGCCCAAAACTTGCACTGGATAGACGCCCCCATCTTCTTCTTTGAACTGCAGCTTAGTCACCGATACCGCATTAAGGTACAGTGGCAGCCGCTGCGTATCCAGAGCAAGCTCCACGGCCATAGACCCATACAGCAACAACTCCCTCCCGAGGGCTTCAGATAAGCTTTGCAAGTCGCTATTCGGGTTGTAACCCAAGCTCGGATCACCCAGGAAAGTTAATCTGCGCAGAATTTCCTGAGCAAGTTTTGTTGCATCAACGTTTACCGTACCGTCGAAGTCTCTGGCGATTACGCTGTACTTCTCTGGTATACCCACTCGCAAGTAGCTATTTATCGTAGCCGACAAGTCGGGGTTGCTGGCGGCGAAATCTCTTACGACTACACGAGTATCGGCGTTGCCGCGGTAAGTCGTAATATCGGTGTTTGCTAAGCGCCTATCCAGTCGCGGAATAGCAGAAGTTGCTTTAGCAATCTGCGTCTTGAAACTAGGTATCGCCTGGGGACGAGTAGGCGGCTTTGGCAGGGGTGCTGAAGGCAGCTGCCCCGGCCCAGCCTGAATAGATGCCTGCTGGCCCGCCTCAGTTGATGCGGGGCGCAGCAGGGCTTTGAGGTTGGCTAGTATGCTCATAGGCATGGAATGTAGCACAAACCGTTTTAGGTATCTGTGCCATTCTTGCCTAATATTGTGGCGCCTTCGTCTTCATAACAAGCGGAATACCTGCGGATACAGCACCTCTGCCTCCGACTGTACCTCTCATTTGTGTGGCAATGTAGAGGTAAAGGGTAGCCATAAAGTAGTGGTCTTCACCATCCGTCTTAGCCCAAACGTAAGTAAGCTCCCCATCAGCCGTANATTTCTGAACCCGCTTCATAGACAACATATGCTGCCTATAAATTTGGTTTTCATCGGATGAGTTGATTGCCCACTTACCCTCTTTAATTATGGCAAGCAAGCTGTCGAGCGCAGCCGTCCGGTTAATTTTTACGAGCTTCAAGTCCATCTTCCCTTCGTGGGGATTTTCTTGCTCTTTCTGTAGGGTGAAAGGAGTCGGGGACTTAGTAGTTACGAAGATTGCACCCCACGTATGCGGCCTAGACTTTGATAACCTTGTAATAAGGTCGGTGTATGGTTGTGAGTCGCATACGGTTAGTACAACCCTATATTCAGCCATGAGTTTAGCAGTCCTAACCTCAAACTGAGTATAGTGAATTTTCTCTCTGTGGACTACAAGCAGTGTCCCGTCGCTAGAGATTCTTCCTATACATACGTGGCAGATAAGGCCCATATCTGCACCAAGTACATGCAACTCACTTGAATTTAGATTTGGCAATTCTACAGATGTAATATCGGACTCTTGAATCTGTTCGTTCTTTTCCTCGGCGGTTTTACCTAAAGACTGATTTTTATACTCGCTAATTTTAGCGAATTTAGTGCTAGTATTTACCAGGTATGCAGGTGTGATTATGTTATGCGCACTGAACGGCGACACATAATAAGCGTGTGCTTCATGGTTCTCGCTTGGGTTTTCACACACATACTCCATACGTGTATGGTGCAGATTCGGGTCTTTTCCGCACTTCGGGCAAGCAAGGTAGGCATCCCGCCAATTTGTGTCGTGTATATTAGTCTTGGTGATCTCTTCAAGCGACTTATCCCACCCTGGCACTACTACATGGTCGTAGTAATCGGGCAAGAATACGTGGTTGCAGTGTTCGCACCTAGCAAGGTGTTTAAACCTTTTGGCGGTTTCTGCTTCTTTGCTTACGCCGTACTTTTCAATGGTTGGAGTAGAGAAAATCTTGCGAAGCTTGTGGGGTCTGTGCTGCAAGCGGGATATGTAGATAGATGCCTTGGTTGTATCACTAGCATCGAATTCGTCATGAACTATTAAGTCAGCCGGGATACTCAAACCAGCAGTCTCTGAGAATGTACCCTTAAAGAATAGAAAGCTATTTTGGCCTAGTCTTTTGACCTCACTATTGCTGAGATTAGAGTCAACAAGCCGTTTCAGCTCCGGCGATCCCTGAATCATAGGATCGATACGGGTGACAGCCATCTTAGAGCTTTCACCGGATGTTGGGTAGGTGATAATAGCGTTGAAGTTGTCTTGTGTAGCGCAAGCTGCTACCGCGTAACGAAACAAGATTTCAGAGAGTCCGACTTGGGCGCACTTGACTACGATAGTCGTGCGCGCCCTGTCTTCGAGAATGGGCCGCTGATATTCGTGATCTTTGAAAGAGAAGCGCTTGCCGTCGAGGTAGGTGTATTTCTCGATCCAGTCGGCAAGGTTGTAGATGCCGTAGACATTGTTTACGGCTGATTTAATGCGTTCTAGAGACTTGAGGGCTAAGTTATTCATAGTGTTCTAGACAGAAGCACTCAGCCTCTCAAATTCCTCGAAAAATAGCTCTTGCGTCTCCTTTGGAGTTACCTTAAGAGCAGTAATCATCGCTTGCTCAAGTTTTTTCACTCGTTCTGCGTTGTGCAAGTCTGTCTGTAGTCGTACTATTTCTTTCAAAATCGCAGTTATAGTGTTAATGACTTGACTTACCTGGTTGGGAGGTATTTCTTCGTTGTATTCTACAATAGATAGAAAATTCTTAGCTTTCGCGTAGGTCTGATACAACTCGGCATCCAAGTCCAAATCGTCTAAGCTGCCTACTACGCTCATAGGCATGTTTGCTTGAAACGCGCTTGGCTTGCTGTGCAAGTCGTCGAAGTCCTCTAGGGATTCAAACATTTTTCTGCTTCTCCAAGTAGATTTTTCTGATTCTATTGGCTGTGGACAAGCTCACGTTAGCAAGTTCTTTGATCTGCTTCGGTGGAAGATGTGCAAGCGTTTCTCTGAAAGCTTTTCGGGCCTGTATCAGAGCTGTTTTGTTCTTGGGCAGCTTTGGCCGGGGCGGTCGTTTGATCGCCCTGCGTATGGCAGCCGGATGGAAGCCGGTTAATCGTCCGAGCGTGTTGCTGCTTATCTTGTACTGGTTGTATTCAGCAAGCAAGTCGGGAGGGATGGTGGAGAGGATTTTGCTCATAGTGCGCATTGTAACTTGTGTTTGTGGCGTTTGTGTGGTAGGTGGGGCGGATTTTGAATGGGGGCGGGGTTGGTTGTTGGCGGGGAATTGCTAGCATTTTGATAGCAAAGTTTGAAAAGTGGTGTTTGGTTGGGGAATTGCTAGCATTTTGATAGCAAAAGTTTGAAAAGGATGGTTTGGTTGGCGGGAGGGCCAGAGGGCCGGCTAAACGCGAATGCGAATCATTACCATATACGTCACCCTTTCAGTCTTATATAAGATATAAGATATAAGATATAAGACATAAGACACAAGACTCCCCCCTAACTATCCCAAACATCTAGTTACAAAATACCTTCGCACTTTTA